TTTTTTCGACATTACCAGGTGGTCCTAATTCCACATCTCTGTAGAAACCGTTGACCTGTTGTTTTCTCAATTCGTTTTCAGATATTTTAATCGTATGAATAATCGCTTCCGCATCGTCTAATGAGGTAGCCGTATACGGAACGATTAATTCATCTGCCGGAACAAACTTTGATACAGCTCGTCCCAGGTTTACATCATAGTAAACTTTTTTAAATGTTGATCCAGCCAGTGGTAAATGAAACAACATAGAATCAAACTCGGCTTCGTATTCTTTCATTTGATCCATAACCAAAT